CTCTCCGTCTCTCACAGGAGGTCATTCATTAGAGTCATGGGGTATACGCCTCAAGTCTCCTAAAGGAAAGCACGTAGACTTCTCACAGTTCACTCCAGAGATGCTAGCATATTGTGAACAAGACACAGCCTTGTGTTGTGACATCTACACCACTCTTCTTACTCGTATGAAACGACTTGGGTTCACAGACATGGGTCTTGAACTTGAGCATCGGTCATGGTATCTGATACAGAAGCAACAGCAGACTGGTTTTGCATTCAATATTGCAGAAGCCCACGTCCTGTATTCCAAGCTGAGACAGGAAGAAAACAAACTACAGGAGAAAATACATGAGCAGTGGCCACCCACACTCGAACTTATCCGAACGTATAAGAAGCCTTACAAAAACGATGGAAGTCCTACTACCAACCTTGCCCGACATACCGCGGAGTATGTCAGAGTTGATGTACATGGACAAGACAGATATGACTGTTTTGACTACGTTGCATTTAACATCGGCAGCCCTGACCAACGAGTTGAAAAACTTCTTGGACTTGGTTGGGAGCCTAGAGAATTTACCAAAACCGGTAAACCTAAGCCCACTGACAAAGGACGGCTTTCTCCTTCCTTAGAGGAATTCGTACAGGAGACTGACGACCAAGGCGCACGATTAATAGCTCGTTGGATTGAGTATAACTCTCGTGCTAACATGATTAACACATGGATTGAGGCATACAATGAAAACACGAAATGCATTCACGGGAATCTATGGTATGCTAATACCTTGCGGTATCGCCATAGCAATCCTAATACTGCTAACATACCTGCTGTAAGAGTAGGTAAAGTAAACGACATTGAAGTCCCTCTTATGGGAGAACAAGGTGTCTACACATATGAAGCGCGAGACCTCTGGACAGTCAGAGATTTAACTAACCGAGTTCTTATCGGTGTTGATGCCAAAGGTATCCAACTACGGGTTCTCGCCCACTATCTTAACAACAAGAAATTTACGGAGGCAGTATTAGATGGAGACCCGCACTCATACAACCAACAGGTGGGAGGATTTAGATCACGAGCTATTGCTAAGACTTTCATCTATGCTTTCCTACTCGGAGCAGGAGATGCTAAAGTTGGGCAAATCATTGGCGGAACGACAAGAGATGGTAAGCAAATTAAAGAAAGGTTTATTGGAAACTTCCCAGGTCTTAAACAATTACTCGATGGCCTTGAGAGACAGGTCCAGAGAACTGGGCGCATTAGACTTTGCGACGGGACTCCCCTTATTGTCACCGCAATGCACACTCGGCTCGGCTATCTCTTGCAAGGTGATGAGTCAAGAATAATGAAGAAGGCTGCCATCATTACGGCAGAACAAGTACGACGTAGAAAATTAGACATACTTAAAGTAGGAGATATCCACGATGAATGGCAAAATGATGCCCTTAAAATACATGCTGACGAATTTGTTGAAGACGTATGCCCCCAAGCTTTCAATGCTTCTGGCCAGTTCTTTAACTACAGGCTTCCTATTGACTGCGATAGTAAGGTGGGCTTGACTTGGGCGGAAACACACTAACAAAACAGAAAGCTGGAAGGACGTGGGTATAGAGCGACCCTCATTTCTATCATCAAAATATTTGTAAGTTTACAAACTATGATGGTACCAAGGTTCGCCCTTGGGATGACGCCGAAAAAATGACTAACCAGATGATTAACTGGTATAATGAAATGGTTCATCCAGAGGATAGGGTATATATTCTTGGTGACGTAGCTTTTAGTGCTGCTAACATGGAAAAATCTGTTGGTCGCATGAATGGTCGTAAAGTTCTTGTTCCCGGCAATCATGACCCGGTTAAAATGCGAAAGTATTTTCACCTGTTTGATGATGTACGTGGGTATGTTGTGAAGAAGGGTTTTATTATGTCTCACATACCTATTCACTCTCAAAGCCTGTCGCGTTGGCAGCTTAACATTCACGGACACCTACATAACAATCAGGTAATGTCATATCCGGAAGATTTTGACGTCAACCAAGAGGAAGTTCCAGACGAACGCTATTACTGTGCTTGCGTCGAACGGACAAACTTTCGTCCAATTCTACTTGACACCATTCTTAAAGAGAGAGGAATAGTATGACAAATACACAAATGTCTCTGATAGTTTTGTTTGAGGACCTTACTACAGAACGTGTGAATGTAGACAGTCTTGACGAGGCTCGGTACAGAGCAGAGAACCATTACAAGGATAGTATCATTGACTGGTACGTAGTCGATGGAAAAGGAATGAGATTGCGATGATAGAGAAAGTTTCTTTCCGACCTAATGAAACATTTTATTTTATAGGCCATGGTTTGCGACGTCCATATTGGACAGCTACTCGTTTTACTGCTTGTAAGATTGGCACAAAATGGCAGTTTTCGTTGCGTATTCTTGGTAAGAAATTAATTTAATATAAGTGTTGACATTTGTATAAAAACTTGATATAATATGTTATAGGGTTAGGAAATCTCCTGCTCTATGGTGAAAGGTAATTGATTAGATATGACTACTAGTAAACCACAAACCGCAGTATTCCGCGGCAAAGCACAATACGCTAAAGTTCTTGGCGAACCTATGTTGAACTACAACAAGGATGGCAAGGAGTGGAAGATTGACGTTGTCTTTGCTGATGAAAAGGGAATCAAGGCGGAGGCTAAGAAGCTCGGCATCGCTGACCGAGTGAAGCAGAAAGACACGTACATGGATGGGCAACCTTACATGACGTTCAAGCAAGCTGAGTATAAGCGCAATGGCGAGGCTAATGAACGTATTAAAATTACGGACATCCTCGGCAACCCTTGGCCACAAGACAAGTTGATTGGTAATGGTTCAGACATTGACGTTAAGTTTGTTGTTGTTGACTACGGCCCCGGCAAGAAGCACGGTATTTATATTCGCTCTATTCGTGTTTTGAAACTTGTCGAATACAGTAAGCAAGAGTTTGATGCTATCCCCGACGACGATGAATTTGCAGCAGAAGCTAAGGCTCTTGCTGAACAACGTGCACGGGAAGATGCTCAGTTCAAGAAGGACTTTACCGTTGATGAGACTCCCTCTTTCAAGGGAACTACGAATGATCTCGACGACGACGTAGACGAAGTCCTATAAGGTCCCTGACTAAGGTCAGGTCTCCTAGTCCTAGGGAGTACAGCAGGGGAGGTCCTGTCTGATTGAAGGACAGAGGGTGAACGCGTAGCCCCCAGTAGGTGAGAGGCCTACACTATATAGGAATTATATAAGAATGGCTAAGAAGAAACGTCGATACTATTTTTCTTTTGTACGTAAAGCAGAAACAGTTGAAACAGGACATGTATCAGTAGATGCGTACAATGATAGTGAGGCGCAAGACCAAGCTTTACAAGGAAAGTTTTCAGAGTTTCTTTGTGAGTCCAAAGAATATAATAATAGCGACTGGGAATTTACTCCAGTAGAAAGTCCCAAAGATGGCTAAACAAATCGAAACACTCGTCGAAGACATATACAAGCTTTTCGACCCTAACGAAACACATGTTCCTTGCGAGGATAACTTAGATGAATTTGCAGACAGCCTTAAGGATATACTACGAAAGCGGCTTAGTGAACGTGAAGAAAGAACAGGAGCCCTTCGGTTTTCGTCCCTTGGTCGCCCTGACAGACAAGCTTGGTATGCCTCAAAAGGATATGCTCAAGAAGAGTTTACAAGCAAGACCTACTTCAAGTTCCTTTATGGAGACATCATTGAACTGATGCTGTTGTTCCTAGCTAAAGAAGCAGGACACAGTGTAGAAGCTTTGCAAGCAGAAGTAGAAGTAGATGGAGTCAAGGGACACATTGATGCTATTATTGATGGTGTAGTAGTAGACGTAAAGTCTGCATCACCATTTGGCTTTAAGAAGTTTGAGAGTAACAGCGTAGTACAAGAAGACCCTTTTGGATATACACAACAGTTAGCAGGATACGCTGACGTATTAACTCCGGGAGAGTCTGCTGCATGGCTGGCTCTCAACAAGGTAGACGGAGACATGTGTCTCTCTACACTATCTTCCTCTATTATTGCAGACCATAAACCTGCGCCCCGCATCACCCACCTCAAAGAGGTCATCGCATCTGACGAACCACCTGAGCGTTGCTATCCTGCTGTAGAGGATGGTAAGTCTGGCAACATGAAGCTTGGAACAGGTTGTTCCTATTGTGCTTTCAAGAAACATTGCTGGCCTGGGTTGCGTGGCTTCGCTTATAGCGGTGGTCCAAGATACCTAACTAACGTAGTTAAGACACCTGACGTGCCGGAGTTTGAGTTATGAGTTTAGCCGATACCTTATTGAAAGCAGCTAAGGCTTACTATTGGAACGATGACCCAATAATGTCTGACTACGAGTATGAGAAACTTTGGCGAGAGTTTAATGCTTCGGATGAAACTCATCCTTTGATAACTACTAAAGGAGATAGTTGTTCTTCTTTGTTTTATATTCGAGAGGAAGACTATTCTACATGAAGAAAGATAAAGAACCTACGTTTCGTTCAGGGTTTGAGCGTACAATATGGGAAGAAGCCAAGGCTACTGACGCTGGCATAGAGTTTGAGCCAGCGGACCTTAAGATTAATTATGTGATACCTTACAGATACATAGCAGACTTTCGTTTGTCTAACGGCATCATCATTGAGGCCAAAGGTTATCTACGTCCACGAGACCGGACAAAGATGCGTAAGATTAAGGAACAGAACCCGTCTCTCGATATTCGATTTGTTTTTCAAGTAGCAAACAAACGTCTCTCGAAATCTAAGAACAGTGAGACATATTCAGAATGGGCGGAGCGACTGGGATACCAGTGGGCTGAGAAAACTATTCCCCTATCATGGATAGAAGAAAAAGGATAGTACATGCAGTTATGTTAATGAGACGCTGGCCGCGGCAGCTCTTTGTTTAAGCTCTGTGATACATCATGAAGCCAAAGGAGAATCGCTGGAAGGTCAGATAGCAGTGGCTAATGTTGTATTGAATAGGGTTAAGTCAAACAAGTTTCCAAACACAGTATGTGGTGTTGTTAAACAGCGTGGACAATTCTCTTGGTACGGTAAAAAGCCGATGACTAATCAGAAGCAGCAACTTGCTTTAGAAGTTTTAAAAGGAAGACACCCTAACAACGTAAAAGGGGCTTTGTTTTTTACTAACTTTAGTATTAGATTTAATAAAAGAATTTTATATGTTGTCGGGAGACACAGATTTTATGGATAACGAAGACCACGAAAAAGGCTATCGTGCCGGCGAAGAAGCTGCACAAGCGTTAATAAAAAACTATTACTATTTGTTAGAGACACAACAAATTCAGCCATCTCATTATGAGAAGAAGGGTTTTATTGAAGCCTTCAAAAACACGATTGGTCAATGGAATGCCGAGTAAAATATTATTTTTAGACATTGAAACAAAACCTGCAAAGGTTTATACGTTTCGTATGTGGGATACTTCAATCAACCCTGAACAAGTTATAGAGCCGGGCGGCACCATATGTGTCGGCGCTAAATGGATGGGAAGTAAAGAAACAATATTCTTTTCAGATTGGGACCACGGACATGAAGCAATGTTACGAGAGGTTCATGCTCTCATTACAGAAGCCGACGCAATTGTCACTTACAATGGAGACAAGTTTGATTTACCTAAGTTATGGGGTGAGTTTCTTCTTAACGGAATGAAGCCTCCTCAGCCCCCAACGTCCATTGACATTCTTAAGGCGGTGAAGAAGCTAGGGTTTGACATGAACCGACTGGCCTACATCGGCCCTCTATTGAAGATTGGTAAGAAACTGAAACACGAAGGCTTCGGCCTTTGGCGTTCAGTGATGGAAGGTGACGCTAAGGCACAAGGTCGTATGGAAAAGTATTGCGTACAAGACGTAGTGCTTCTCGAGAAATTGTACAAGGTTGTGAAACCTTTCATTAAGAACCACCCTCACCTTGGAGACAAGGGCGGTAACGTTTGTGGAGCATGTGGTTCTAAACATGTTCAAAGCCGCGGCCATCGCCGCACTAAGTTCTTTAAAATACAACGCCTTCAATGCCAAACCTGTGGTTCATGGTCAGAAGGAAGCAGAGAGAAAATAAAAGTCGCATGAACAAGATTGAATACATAACCATGGGTTCTTGGCCAGTGTTGGTAGGGTTTACTGACAGCAAGAAAGCTTTCAATAAGTTAGTGAAAGATATTGAATGCCAAGAACACCTCGGTTGGATGGCGACTTCTACAGCTATGGCTACAACCCATTGTTTTGTAGACGATGAAGGAACTAACGCATTTATTGTTACGTTTGACCCAGATATTTCTGTAGATGCTCTTCCTTCAATT